AGCAGAAAAGACTTACACTCGAAGCGCTGTAAGCGCTTCTTACGTCAGTGAAATGAGCAATCGAATTGTCGGCAACCGAAAGAAGGGTCAGCCCCTAAACCGGCAGCTAAACGATCAAGAAAATCAGGCACTGTGCGAGCTAAACCAGGTGTTCTTTTTAGAGCCAAACCTGGCACACGAAGCATCACTATTGCTAAAATGCCCAAGAATACTTGGAAGCGGGCTACTTTTCGTACCCGCAAAGCTCTAAAACCTGCTCGACAAGGCAGAATTGGGAAACCTGGGTTTCCTCTAGCGTATGGGATGGCCAATCCCTGCGCTACTCCGAACTTGCGGATGGTGGTTTCCGGAGACACACTTCCTACTGCTGTTTCTTTGTTACACAACGTTTTCACTTATGATGTGACAACTGTGTACAATACTTATCAGGACTTGTGTCCTGCTGGAGGTGCGCCATTTGTTTTACTTCGAGATCCGCTCCGCAGTTTGATCTACCTTGCAAAGAATCCTTCCAATTTATCTATGAGTTATACAGCAAACTTTTATCAAGGACCCCCCTCAGATATGACTCTGCACGATAATTTGCCTGTTGCAATTGCGCCCCTTTATTTCGTTCCAACCAACTCATCATCCTATCCATTTCTTCCCCACGGTAATACTTTGTATGTAGGCCAAATGTCCAACAACAAAGAGTTACGGTTTGTTTGGATGGATAGGTATACACAATTGACTTTGACGGTTGGGAACGCAAACACTACTGACATGGTTGAGGTTTTCCTAGCCATGCAGAATTCTGGCGCAGTTAACGACATTGTGGGCATATCTAGTTCCACCGGTGTTTACACCTATCAGTGTGGCACAAATTGCGGCTATTATGCCATGCAATTTCGTCCCACTTCCGCAGTTTCTAATAGGGTTATTTCTTCTTATACCCTCAGTAGTTACACCGGAACTGGAACAGCAACTTTTGGAGATTCTTTTGCGCACATTGCTTCCCCCGGCATAGCAAACCATTTAACTTCTTTAAAGAAAGTTCGCATCGACGCTGCGTCTATATTGGTCAGTCCTGTGGCCAATAAATTTGTAGAAAATGGTGTTATCCACGCAACCTACGTAACCGACACTGTTGACTGGATTAACAATATACAGACGGTCGATGTGAATAATATGGCCGGGGGTGAAGACTTCTTGTGGTCTAGACGTCGCACTGAAAATGGGATGTACTCATTTTTGAAACCAGCTGGAATGGATGATTTGAAATGGAGAACGGAAACTGCGGTTGACAACACGGGGACGTTGTCTGACTGCTTTTATCCGTTGGACATCAATTGCGGTATAGTCTGTGGTATAGTAACCACGGAACCCACACAAAGTTCCAGCGTCAGTGCGATGGGTGCTATCTTGGAAATCACCGTTTTCCATAGTTTGGAGTGGATACCTACAAATGATCAGTGGTTTGAAACCCACTTGAGTACTTATGGGAACGTTGAACTCCTTGAAGCATTTGACCATCTCCGGGCCATCCCCACATTCTATGATAATCCTATTCATATGGACGCCATTAAAAGGGGATTGGCCAGGACTTATCGTTTTGTTCGTGGCAACAGGAACCACTTTGCTGCTCTCATTGGTGCAGTGTTTCCCACTTTGTAACCCGTTGCGGCTGCAGGGGCGGCCCTCCTGGGCGCTTTACCGGAATAGTCTTCTTTACGCC